TTATGTCTCGGTCGGTGGATTCCGGGCTGTCGGTAGCGCCTGCGAATCTCCCACGATCCCGGTTAGTCTCGCCAGATCCGGCTGCGGTGCGGCACCCTCCGCACCACAACGCGCCCAATCAATGAACTCGCGTAGCCAATCAATCGCGTCCGTGAGACCACGGCGAAGCAAATGCGTCCGGTCTTCCTCCACACGAAGCATCGCCTCCGTGTCTCGCAGGCGACTCTCGACGCTATCGAGCCGGTCCTCTAGCTTCTTAATCCGATTGTCCTGGCTCTGTAGAAGAGTCCCGTTGAACATCACCGATGATTCTTCTTTACGGCCTTTCCAGCCAATCCACGCCACGATAATGCCAACTAAGGCGCCCGGAATGGAGTTAATTAAGCTTCCCCAGTTGATCTCCATACGCAACCTCCCCACGGGAGCGGTTTCGTCCCATCACTGTGGCAGACGCAGCCGCAGTAATAGCCAACAGCAGATAATTCTTCGCGCTTACCCACATGCGTGACCCATCGCGAATCGCGTCAATCGCATACGAGCTCGCCCACATCGTCAGCAACGCCCCGCAGATTGCAATGCCTGCGGTTCGGCTGACTCTGCCAAGCGCGGCCCACTTCCCTTTCGGCGGGGTAGCCGCACCAATAGCCAGAAGCAGCGATGCGGCCGCCCATGCGAGTGCTGGGCTACCGGCGGGCAGCGCTGCCTCAACTGGTGTGAGTGCGGTCACCGAATGCCCGTAGTATCCGGCGCTGGTGGCTGCAGCGTAGATAGCCCAGACCGTAGCGATCAGGCGCGGGTTGAACAGTTTTTCCGTCACCGCGCCAACCCCTACTCGCCCAGCCGGTGCTCACCGACGTACTCGCCGGCGTTGGTGGTGGCTGCAGCGGTACCGAGGCCGAGGACCGGGGCGATAACTGCCAGCAGCGCATCCATCTGTACTTCGCTTCCCCAGCCGAGGTACACGCCAAGGACACCGATTGCTGCGGCGAGGCCGTAGACGGCCTGACGCCACGGTGTGTCAGAGTGCAGCAGGGCGAAGATGAGGGTGACGGTTGCAATGATGACACCGGTGATGGCTGGTGCTGCGGTGTCGTCCAGGACACCCCAGGATACGAGCGCTGCGACGAGAGCTGACGCTACCGCGTACCAGGTGGCACGAGCAGACGCTGGAATGAAATTACGAATGGTTTCCATGATGGTTTCCTCCTAATTGTTTCAAACAACTCCGAATAACTTGGCAGCGTTTCTGCTGGCAGAAGTTGTTTGTGGGTTGTTTCCTGCAAAAGAAAAGCACCCCGGTGGGGTGCTTACTTGTTGTCAGCGACAAGCTGCCTGAGCTCATCGAGCTGTTTGAGTACTTCGGCGTTTTGCTTCTGCAGCTCTCCTACCTGCTGCCGCAGTGCGAACACTCCCGCGTCCGCATACATGATGTAGTCAGCAAGTGGTGCGATGTGCTTCGAGCCAGGAACATGGCTCTTGCACGGAGTGTTGAGCGTAAGCGGTGCGGTCATAGGTGCCTCCTTTTTCTTCACCGCAGTGGAATACAAATAGCCCTTTGGTGGGATCATCGTTGCGAGCTGCTCGAACGTGACCCACGACCCGTAGGGCTGAAAGCCGCTATCGGCGAGCCACACGTGCCGCTGCCCTGCGTCATCGACGGCATAGCCCATCACGCACAGGTAGTGGTAGACCGTGCCTCCGGAGTACGCGAGATTCTGACGGCTCTTGTAACTGGCGCGCGGGTAGTTCGACGGTGGGGCCACAATGTTGGCCAGCACGCCGAACCCTGCGTCAATGCTGGCGGTGACTCGCTGCCACAGCTGGTCTCGCTGCGCCCCGGTTGGCGGGTCATTCGGCATTTCCGCCAAAGCCCACTTCCCCGCAGGCGCGTGCCTGTCGAGCACGGGCTTTATCTGGCCAATCCAGTCGGTGCCCCGCGTCGTTGTGCCCATTTCACGTGCCAGGGTCGCCTCCGGCAAAAGAACACCGGTGGCGGCTCTGATGATGGTTTGAGCCGACGCGGGGCCACAGTTGTAGCCGGTGTCTTGCCAGATCTGGTCACGCCGGTAGTCGAGCAACTTTTCCATGGGTTTCCTTTCTCGTCCCGGCTGAGGCGCAGGCGGTGTCGCACGGGTGCCTGTGAAAAGGTGTTTGAGCTGATCTACGGTGCCCTTGTAGGCATTCACGTCGACCTTGAAGCCCGCTACGAGGCCGTTTGAGCCGTACTGCAGAATGTCTGGTTTCTTGTTGCCGAGTGGGTAGTCCCACCCTCTGTGGTTGTCGCCGCCGTCACCGTCGTATGCTGCGCGGTATGGCAGTGTTCGGTTGCGGCCGTAGTTGGATACCCACAGAGCACCAAGACCAGACATGCTGGGTTCGCCACCGGGCATGTTCTCCCAGTACCACGCGCCGCTGTAAATGCCGGCGACAATGTATCCGCGTTTTTCTAGCTCGCGTTTGGCTGCCCACACATCATTTTTTGTGAGCAGCTTCCGATTTCCTGCGACGCTCTCTACGTCAATCCACACCGGCAGGTCACGTCGACCGCCCATTTGCTGGTCGATGACATCAACTTGCTGGGCAATCGTCGTACCTTCGGACGGTGCGCGCAGGTACCAGTAGGTCGCAATCAGAAGCCCGGCGCTTTCTGCGTCTTTGAGGTGCGAGTGGAAAACTTTGTCGCGGTAGGTGCCGTCGCACAGTCGTAGGATTGCGAAGCTGATGCCTTCGCGTTTGGCCTGCGTGAGGCTCATGCCGTTTTGGTGTTCTGAGACATCGACGCCGAATATTGTCATCTCTTTGTCCTCCCTTTTTGGGTATGAAAAAAGCCCCGCTCGGGGGCTAGGTGGTTGGTTCCGGTTCCCAAATCGCCTTATAGAAATAGGCATTTTTGCGGCGACTGAGACCGTAGTCATGCAGGCTCCCAGCCATATCCAGAAACACGCGCGTTCCCGTGCGGTGGTCTGCCCAGGACTTACACTGCAGTTTCTCGGAACTGCCTTCGCCCATCACCCAAATATCTTCAGCAGCGTTCCGGGTGAAGAACCCCGCCACAGCAGACTTCCCCGGCTCTTTCTCGAAGGTGATGCGGTTCTGAAGATTTGATGTGTCATCGATGACGTAGGGGCCGCCGAGCAGTTGCCATTCTTTAACGGTTCGGCTTGGCCATATTTTTTTGGTGCCGACGGTCACTGTTTTCACTAGCCCCCCCCCGACACGGATACCCTTGGCTTTGTTGAGAACAACCATCTTTTACCCCCACACTGGTTGGTAGAAACTAATCATGCTGCCTGTCTCGGCGATAGTGTCTTCTACGTTCACGTCGATATACACGGACGAAGAAAGCCCAGGGTCAACGCGCGTGACCTTGTAGTATTCGCCGTCATCGCCTTTCAGATACAAGTCGGTAGTTCTTTGTAGGTTTTGGAATTCGTCTTTACTCCCGGTCGCAAAAGTGATTTTCCTCTGTCTTTTAGAGACGTCTTCTACTTGGTACGGCCCGGCGATGCGGTTCCAGCCCACGATCTTTCTAGCCTGCCAAATGACCCGGCTGGCGACACGCACGAAGGCGACTAGGGCGCTGCCACGGTAGATACCTTTGGCTTTGTTCAACACGGGCATGGCTACTCCTGAATGTAGATAGTGTCAGTTCTGGTGCCGGTGCCCTTAGCAATCTTCCGGTAATCCCCAGACGTAACCGCGCTGTTTTCCAACGCCGCCACACGCGCCGCGAGTGCATCCAACTGTGCCTTCGTCACCGCGTCCTTCGCGCCCACCGCGTCACTAACACGCATCGTGCCAGTGCCAGTACGAAGCGCCATCGTCAACGGAGTCGGATTGTAATCGTAGGCGTACTTCGGCAGAATGCCGTCCACATACGCCTTTGTTGTGGCGTCATCGTCATCCTGTGGGGTAGCCGTCTTCACCTGGCCGCCCTCGGTTCGCTGCACCAGAGAACCAGAGGTCACAGACTCCGATACCGGCTGTTTGTCCAGCTTGTCGGCCAGCCCCGGCACCGTCGGGGCGTCCCACGTGCCCGACAGGTCACCGGCAAGCTGCACGCCACCCGCGACCTGTGAGGTAGCGCGGGGCACCGTGGTGAGCGCGTTATCAGCCCGCGTCAACGAATCACGCACCGACTGCGCCAACGTCTCACGCGGCCACCCCTCCGCCGGGGCAGAAGTCTGCGCTGACTTTGCAGCCTGCAACGCAGCGTCACGAGCTTCCTCAGCCCCAAGACGCGCACCGCCAGCAGCGTCCGCCGCATTCCGCGCCGACTCCGCCGAACCAGCAGCAGCATCACGAGCAGACTCCGCACCCTGCGCCGCCGACTCAGCACGCACACGATCCGACTCAACCCGCCCAGCAACCGTAGCCACCGCAGACTGAGACACACCAGCACGCTCAGCGAACCCCTGCGCCGCCGACGCCGACCCCGCAGCATTCTGCTCCGACTGCGCCGCAGCCTGAGCAAACCCCGCAAGCTCAGCACGCGACTGGTCAGCCGCAGTAGTCGCAGCCTTACCCGCAGCAGCTTCCGCCCGGTCAGCATCTTCCTTCGCGGAGATAGCAGAACCAGAAGCAGCGTCAGCAGAAGATGCAGCAGCGTCACGCGCTGCCTCGGCACGGTCAGCCGCCGACTCCGCCCGCTCCGTCAGGTCAGTGAATTCACCACGCACCAGCGCCAGAGAACCATCCACAACGCGCTGCACCGACGCTTGCGCCTGCACAGCCTCATCCCTGGCACGCTCCGCACCAGCCTCAAACCCCGATGCACGCTGCGCCGACAACTCCGCCTGAGCAGCAGCAGCCTTCGCAGCATTCACCACCGCGTTAGACGGCTGATATTCTTCCGAGTTCTCAATCATGTCCGCCAGCGACACAGTTCCCGACTCCGGCAGGTCAAAAGTCCACGGCTCAAAAACACCCGGCGCAACAAGCTCCACCGTCGTCCTGCCCGGGTCAAGCTCACCAGTCCTAAACCGGCCACCAACCAGCGGGTAATCCCGCCGCTCCCTGGTCACAATCCCCGACGTGCCAGTCGCCCGACGCGTCGAAGTCGAAAACACCGTGACAGTGCCATCCGTCGGCTTCAAACCGACATCCTTAATGTCACCAATCAAGATCGTCATCAGCTCTACCTTTCGTCGGGCACCGTATCGGCACCTGGATTAATCACCCTGTTGTCATGCTTCACCACGGCCAACGCCGAATAGCGAGTACCGCCGTCCCACCACCGCCAGCGCGACGAGTATGCCTCCACCGTCACGTAAAAACCCGGCTCGTCAACCAGCACCGGCACCGACACCGTCGGAGAAACCGCCGACTTACCCGCCAAATACTGCAACATCTTCTGCGAATACACCGACCCACCCGGACGATGCACCCGCAGCGTCACACGCACACTGTCCGTATCCGTCCACGACGACGCATACGACGTCCACCTGGCCGTGCACATCAAGCTAATCGTCCACAACCCCGCCTCGTCTATGACAATGCCGCCCTTAGCCGCATCGACGTGGGCGCCCCTCGACGTCCCCAACGGCGCATCAAACGGCAACATGCGCGTATTATCCACACCCCACTCGCCATTAACATTGCGGGACATGTACGCCTGGCAATACCCCCGCACACCATCCAGCAAGTCAAGGCGGTTCTTCAGCGCCGTCTGCCCATCCTGGAAGGCAGCCGAGACATCCTCCCACCCTTGTGGCTTCTTACCGCTGAAAATATCAAGCAAAGGTTTCATCACCATAGATCGCAACCCCTGCAGGAATCCGTTACGGGCTTCCTCTGCCGCTGCAGTGATACCAGTCAGCTGCCCCCAATTGATGGAGTCGCCGTTGATGTTCTGCAACTTCCCCAGGTCACCGGGTCGCATCGCACCGGCTGGGACTCCGTAGTCTTTCGGTTCTGGCGTCTTCATTGCCCCTCCTCATGCAGTTTCTTGCGGAGCGCTGTTTTCTGTTCGGGTGTCAACGCCGCCATAATCACGTCGATGTCACCCGCCGACTTCGACACCACGTCCTCCGGTGGCACGCCAGGCTCATCGGCCGGCAACCACAGACCGGCTTGCCCCTGCCACCAACCAGCCCCATCAAACGGAGGCTTATAAAACTCCATCTGCAGCTCCGGGTGATGGCGGAACCCGCGGCGCCAAAAAATCTGCGACAACTCAGCGGCCGTTTCCTCCGGAACCCCAAAATCTCCCCTACCGGTAGTGAGCTTCACCCACGCCCACAGCATGAACTGTGTCGGGTCATCCTTGTCATAGGTTGTTTCCAGTGTTGGCAAACTCATTTACAGCCACCCGTGTTTCTTAAAACTCGACGTCACAGTATTAATTTGGTCAACCGCCCACTCGACCGGGTCACGCAACGGTGGAACACCCAACGTTGCCGTCCACTCCTTCGGAGTATCCGCATCCCACTCAAGGCGAAGCTTGCGGCACTGCAGCACCTGCACGTACCCGTCATCTGCTCCCGGCTCCTCACAGCCAATACGGTCACCAATCGTCCAATGACCAAAGCCCGGCGCGCCGATGAGGTAAGGTGCGCCGTCGCCGATGTTGACCTCGAAAGCCCACTGTTCGTTGGTGTCGCGGAACTCTTTCCTCATCGCCAACAGCGCCGAGAGCGTGTAGGCCTGCCCGGAGTGGTGGATGACGTTTTCTGGAAAGTGCGCCCAACCGAGCTTCTTCGACCGAAGCGGAGATTTGATACTCATCCATGCCAAGAGTCGGTCTTCGAACCAAGGGCGGATGATTGATTCGACAACGGAGCCGAGCGCTGGCTGGAGGATGAATGAGCCCATTATGTTGAAAATCAGCTTGATATTCGCGCTAATGAGCTCATTGACACCTGGGGCGGATTTACCACCAACCGTAACCTGCGCGACCGAGGCGGGTTTGTAGCTTGCTGACACGCTGTTGACCGTGCTGGCCTTGCCGTTAGTGCGGTAGACAACCCAAGGCTGCTCAGGGGCGACGCCCAAAAACCCGGAGACGCTATATTGCGGTGCTCGGCGTGGTTTATCCAGGATAATGCGGGTTTCATCGACGAGGTTATCGGCGATTTCCAGGCCAGTGCGGACGAGACCGGAACCAATTTTGCCGAAAGTGGAGGTTTGCCCGTACCAGCCGGACTTGTCAACAATGTCGACGACGATCTGGCCGTTACGTTTCAACCCAGCGCCCGGCCACGGCTGAGGGTCACCGATAAGCCACCGGCGGCACGTCACCATCAGCCCGCAGTCTTCCAAGATTGGTTTAGCCACGTCGTGGAAGTTTTCGAACTCCGAGTGGATGTACCGCAGCGGGCTGGTGTCTGTGGTGAGCAGTGACGGTTTGACAACCATCTGCCAGCGCTTGTAGTCCAGCGTCGCCAGCCAGGATTCCGGGTCGAGAGGGTCATCCGGGAGCTGCCAGAGCGACCCGTTGAGCCGGAGAAGGTTGGCGAAGAGCGTGACCTTTAGTCCCCAGATTGCGTTTGCAAAAAGCGACCAGGCATTAGGGATTTGCAGCGCTGGTGGGGAAAGTGGATTCGCCCAGCACGGAAAGTGCTTAAACATTTCATAGTCGTGGACAAAGTCGACGGTGACGGTTCGGGCTAGGTCCTCGTCTTGCGTGAGGGTGCAGTTGCTCATTAGCCCGCCCCACCGCTCCCCCGCGGCGTCGATGGTTAGCACCACGTTTTGTTTTTCACGTTTGCGGCGTTCCCAGCAGAACTTCGCCAGATGATGGTCAAACGGGAGAACGAGCTGCGCCGGGGCGGTCTCATTGACCTCGATTTCGAAAAAGCCAGCGTACTCGGCGGCCACCACACCGCGGAGCACCATGCCGACCGTTTTGTTTTCCCAAATCCGGATAAGCGGTGGCTCGTCACGGCGACGACGTCGTTCTTCTCGCGCAGCGATAGCCTGCTCGTAGATATCGTCGAGCTGCTCATCGGATGCGCCTTGCACGGTCACAGCCATGGTGATTGCCACCTCCTTGGGATTCTGATTTCCGCAGTCGCACCGGCGATGTTGGCGAAGGAACCGTAGGTTTGGCGGATTCCGTAGGCAATCATGTCGCCTGTGAAATCTGCAATGAGATCGTCAGAAAGAATCGGCACCCAGTCAGGGATGTTTCCCTTCATCCATTCGGAAATCTTCTTCCCGATTTCCTCCGGAGTGATTGCCAAGAATTTATCCAGCCCGATTGCCTTCACTAGCTCGCGGAGCTTTTGGGCAATCCACATGCGCCACTGGTACGGCAGCGGAATATCGAGCAGCGGGAACGGGTCAACATACACCGGCAGTCTGGTGTCCGGGGTTCCTGGCGGGATTGGGTACTTGAAGAATTGGCCATTCAAATCAGCCCACGCCTGGGTGTTGTCGTTAGCCACAACCATCTCCGCACCTGGGTTAGTGTCAACCAGCATGGTGCGGCCGACGGGTTGCCAGGGCATGAAAATCATGCGGTCAGTGTCGAAGCTCTCACCGATAGGCCGGTCTGGAAGCCCAAACTTCGCCGGGGAGGTCAGTACCCACTGCGGCCACGACTCCACATCACCATGATTGTTGACGGTGATGCCGTCGCCCGCCCAGTTCGAGCCGTTGAATACGAACTTCTGCCGAAACGGCACCGGCTCGTACCAAAACGGGTCATGAGCGATAACGACCAGTTGGTACGACGCAGCCGCCAGCGAAAAAGGGTCACGATTATCCAAATACTTCGGGCCCTCTTCCAGGCGGACTGTCAGGAGCCGCTTGCCGGACATGGGGGTTGTGACAGCCAGCTTCGTGTCCCTATCCGGGGCGAAAGCGCGCATGAACCGTGACTTGTCATGCGCCCAATCCTCGCCGAAAAAGTCCACATTCAACACAACATGGCGCTCCATGGTTTTCGAGCCCACATAGCTGCTGCCCGGCTGCCCAACCCTGGCTTTATGAACCGTCTTAATCGGCGGCTCATAAAACTCACCCATGTCGCCCTCCATCAGGCGGACACTCCTGCCCCATGACTCAGGGCCATGGATAGGCCACATACTGCCATCACAGCCCAGCACAGTCAGGCCGAACTCCCGAATGTCATCCATTAATGCACTCCAATCTTTCCGGCCGAGGCCTTGGCCTGCTCCACGCGGTACTTCGCGAAAATGCCGTCGGTGTCATTGGCAATGAAGTTGTTGACCACGGCGGCACCATCAGGACTGACTGCAGACATCACTGGCCCCAGATGCTCCTGGGCGATAGCCAATGGCGCATCCAGGCCGGTTTGCTGCGCCATGTACCCGACCGGGTTTTCCACGATTTGCTTCATGTCCTGGAACGGCAGAAGCACGCTCCCGAAAATGTCCTTCGAGTACTCTTCGAAAGCATTAGTCACGCCCCAGGCGACTTCGCCGGAGTACCACGCGGCCAGGTCGGTCATTGCCCCGCCAGCTGCTCCGACGACATCACCGGGGGTCATAGGCATGACCTGCCCCAGCATTGCTCCCAGCGGAGCTGCGGCCATACCGGCTGCCGCGCCACCTGCTGGGCCAAGCGCCCCGGTTACCGGTGCCGTGGCAGAGCCCACCATCGCGCCGATGGTCGGCGTGCCCGCCATACCGAGCGCTGACATGCCTGCGGAGAACGCGGAGTCTGTCAGTCCTGAGGCGGCAGACGTCGCCATGTTCCCGGCGAAACTGACCGCCGAGGATGTCACCAGCTTCGCCGCGTCAGCCCAACTGTTTTGGGCCATCAACATCGGCAGCGCCTCGTTGACCGCGTTCTCTAGCGAGCCAGTTGCCTGCTCAGGTTGCGTCTTCTCCGGCTCCTGGCCAGTTACCGTCGCCGCGTCCTGAGGCTGCTCCGCTGGCTGCTGCGGCTCACCCTGCGGCTGGGTGTCCTGCATCGCAGGAATCTGGTTGTACACCAGGTCCTCAAACGCCTTCGTCTGCTCCGGAGAAAGCACACGCTCGGGCTTGATGGTGTTCTTCAACATGTGACCAACACCGGAGGCGCGGCCACCAGAGTCATACCAACTATTCGCGCGCCAAAACTCAGCCGCAGCCACCGGAGTGCCGTACCGGTCCTGGATATACCGAGCACCCGCCTCACCCTGCTTCTCAGGGTCAGGTGACCTATCCGGCAGGTACTGCTGCAGCGTGCCCGAGGCTGGGTTCAGCTGGAAAAGACCGAACGCTCCCGATGACGGGTTGACCGCATTCGGATCCCAATTCGACTCATGCTCGACAATGAAATCAATCGAGTCGAACTGCTCACCGGAATCCCAACCAAACGCCTTCAGGGACTTCTTAACGGCGGCCTTAATCGCATCAACACCCGAAAGTTTCTCTTCGGGCTGTTCTGCCTCCTCCCCTTGCACATCCGGAGATTCGACCGCAGAATCGACCGCCTCTTCCAGGCTGCCCTCATCAATGACCGCACCGTCAGTGCCCGGCGCGGACTGCTGGCCCTCCGGCAATGCTTCGGCTGTTTTCCCGGCTTCGACAACGGCGTCGTCGTTTTTGCGGTAGTTGAGTAGCTTTTCAGCCCCACCGTTGACTGCCTGGAACCAGACACTGCCGAGTTTGAAAATCGGCGGTATCTGGTCAGGGAACCCAGCGATCTGCAAGGCGTCACCGATATGGCCGGAAACGAATGCCGCCACGACACTGCCCGCATAGCCCGACAGTGAGTCACCACCGGGCGGAGTGGCCTGCAGCGAATCTGCGGACGCAGATGCAGCAGGCGACAGTGGTGCGACGTCAGGGTCGGACTCAAACGATGATGCTGTAGCTGATGGTGCCAGTTCATCGCTACCGTCGGCACCTGGGGCAGTGTCGCTGGCAGCGTCGGTTTCGACTGGTGAATCCGGTGACGTGGATGCAGCTGTTGTGCCGCTTCCAGCTGGAATCCACGCATGGTGCGTGTACTGCGGATGATTGAACCCTGCTGCTGCGGGGCCAACCTTGCCGCCACCCGGCCCACCGCCCATCTCCACGTTGGTGCCATCCGGCAACGTGCCGGACGTGTGGCCAAATTGTCCGCCACCATTGTCGTACCAGCCCATACGGAAACTACCCGCAGGACCAATACCGATGTTCGCACCGTGCTGCTGCAACCACGTGAGCTGCGTACTGGTGGAGAATTTACGCGGCCACGGGTCCATGCCAAGGCCGAAGGCCGCCAGAATGCCCTGCGTGTAGGAGCAGTCGCCCCACGCGCCACGACGATTCGGGAAGTTCTCGTACGGCGCGCCGTCGAGTGGCCGCTCGGCCTGCACTCCCCGGACCATCTTGCCGTCAACCAACGCGCGATACTCTTGCGCGGTTGGTGGTGTTTCGGCGTTGATGATGTCGTCGAAAACTCCGCCATCGGCGTAGCCAGGCAACTTCGGGAACGTCCCGTTGTTAATTTGCTGCAGTTCCTTGTCGTATTTCGCGGAACTGCGACGGTTGATGATCCACTCGCCAGCGTCGAGGCGTGCCGCTGGCATGCCATACGAGTCGTAAGCCAGGAACCCGTCGACTTCGTTGGTGCCTGGCCCAGCAGTGGGTAATCGGTACCCGTCATGTGGCCGGTCCTTTGTGGACAGCGCATCGCGGTAGGTGCCACCGTGCGCGAACCGCGGGTATCGCCCACCTCGAGCGAAACGCCCACCATGACTGTTACCGGACTTGTGGTCGCGGCGAAACACGTCAATGAAGATGGTCTTACTAACCAGCTTCCCAAGGAGGTCCTTGACACCACCAAGTTTCTCGATTGCCGCGCGCGTCTCTGCGCTGACCTTCGGCTCGGTTTTCTTGTCGTGAACTTCCTGCAGCCTGCGCTTCGCATCCTCAACCTTCACGTCCAGCTGGTCCTTAGTCAGGTCAGCCAGCGGCGTTGGGCGTTGCGAGTCCAGGTCGAAAATCTGGGCGATTGCGATCTGCTGCTCCGCAGTCAAATCCGCAATGTTGAGGTTTGCTGCCGGAGTCGGACGCTGACCATCGAGCAGGCCAACCTTGTTCAACGCATCAATGTGCTGCGCATTCAGGCCATCGATGTTCATGCTTGCCCATGGCATCGGACGCTGCAGATCCAGCGTGTAAAGCTGCGCCTTAGCGAAATCATCGGTTGCAAACAGCGCACTGGCGTCGAGGTCTGCCTTCGGGCGAGCAGTCTTACCATTCAAGTTGTCAATGGTCGTATTAACTGTGCCGGTCTTGGTATCCAGCAGAATCGTGTCGAGGTCAACCTTGGGGTTAGCTGACATGGTCGACAGCCATTCCAGGTCACCGCGGGCGATTTCACCGTCGCGGCGAAACTCATCCATGATCAGGTGCGCCGTCGGGTTCGTGGTCGACACGTCCAGCTGGTCGAGAATCGACCGCGCCTCAGCCGAGGACACCTTGACCTGGTCGGTGTTGAGAAACGCGTCCATCTGGGCGGTTTTACCGTCCATGTCCGGCATTCCGTGGTTGACCCACCAGTCGTAGCGGGCAACTGCCTGCTCATCCTTGGCGGTGATGGTGACCTCGCCGGTCTGCTCATCGACAACCTTGACCTTCATGCCAAAGTCCTCAAGCTTCTTGCGAGCACCCTCGTCACTAACAATCAATCTTGTCTCGAGAGACTTACCGTCCAGCTCCTGGAACTTCGCAGCTACCGTCGCGAGCTCCATATTCGCCCGGTCGGCCTTGAGATCCACAATCGTTTGAATCTGCTCCGGCGTCATTTGGTAGGCCTTGAGGAGCTTCTGGAATTCGGCGTCGGTCATGCCCAGCGATTGCTGCAGGCTATCCAACACACCGGAGGACTGCGCCCACACATCCTTGATGTCATTGCCAGCCGCGACGCTGTCGGCCATGGTGTCACCAAGAGTTTTCAACTCATTGTGCGCCGCAGCGCCCGCTGTTGTCGTCGTGTCCAGCAGGCCATTGGCCTTCATGGTGGCACCAGCAAACGTTTCCATCTTGCCGGACACCTGGTCCACGACCTTCGTCAGTTCCGCCGATGCGTCAGCGGCTGACAGTTCCACGCCAGCAAGTTCCATGAACGCGCGCCGAAGCTTGTTAGCGCGGTCGCCTGCGTCACCCGTCTTGCCAGCAAGTTCATCAATCGTTGCAGCAGCATTCGCAGCAGCAGGCCCCACACGATCGAGTGAGCCCTGCGCGCGGTTGTACTCATCCCGCAGTTTCTGCATCTGCGCGGCGGCTTCAGCGCCGCCCTCACCAGACTCAATCAGCTTCTGTTTGAAGGCCTCAAACTGGGCGGACGAACCCGTCAGCTGCTGGGCAAGCTCCTCATTGGACAGGCCAAGTCGCTTAATAGCTTCCGCTGCGCGGCCAGCCGAATCAGAGGAATCACGCCACTGCTCATCAGCGAATTTTGTCTCCTGGGAAATAGTTCCCATGGCCTTACCGATGTTGTGCCCCGCCTCGTTGACGGCAATGCCGACGCGGGACATCCAGCCCGGGCCGTTGCTGGCCAGCTGCTCCAGATGCGACTGCACATCCTGCACACTGCTGCCCATTGCAGCGACAACGTCGCCGCCGGAAGCCATGGCGCTGAACATGTCGCGGAACGCGCTGGATGCAAGTGTGGCGGAGCGGGCTGCCTCGTCTTGGAAACGGTTGTACTTCTGGGTCTCCGCGATAAGCGTCGTTACGACTGCAGTGCCGGCAGCCAACGCGGCACCCCACGGGCCGCCAAACAGGTTGATGATGCCCTTGGCTCCGGCCTTCATGGTCTGCAGTCCAGCGCCAGCGATACCGCCGGCTACAGAACCGAACCGCTGCAGGCTAGCCGCGGCCGTGTGGCCTACAGACTGCGCCATGTAGTCGATAGTGGTGAAAGCGTCCTTAGACCACATGGCGTTGATGCGCGCTTCAACAGCGGCGGTCTTATGCGCCTTGGCCATCTTCAGCAGCGACACCGAGCCACGCTCATAGCCGCGCGCCATGTTCTGAATCGCTACATTCGAGGATGTGCCCAGGTACTGCAGCTGCGCCTCAAACTTGGTGATTTCCTGCCCACTAGCACGGTAGTAGGCCTGGATGTCCTTGACGCCCTGCTGCATCGACGAGCGGGACTCAGACATAGCGGTCTTCTGCTTCGTCACCGCGTCGGTGACCTTGCCGACCACACCCGGTAGCGTCTTAAACCCTGCCCAGGCTGCCACGGCTGCAGTCACGGCCGCTGGGTGCGACTCCATGAACGCCGAAACCGCCTCTAGCGGCGGGGTCAACGCCTTAGCCGCGACAGCAGTAGTCTGCAGCGCAGTCAAGAACAGGTTCCAGGTACCAACGCCGAGCGCACCGGCAGCCTGCGCGGCAGACGTACCAATGCTCACCAGCGACGGAGCAAGCCCCTTACCTGCCTCCCACAGCTGACGGAACACCTCAGTCGTGCGGGCAACAGTCGCAGAATGCATGAACGCCTGAAACGCATCCACCGCCGAACTGGCGAGATTCTGCAGCCCGGGCACCACATTCGACGTCAGATAGGCATCGAACGTTTCCATGACCGGCTTAGCACGCGCGTTCATCGCATCAAGAGCGTCGGTGACACCCTTGAAACCGCCGGCAGCCTGGTTGAAAAATGGTCCTGAGATAGTGGCGCCGAGCCTGCCGGCCGCAGCACCCATGTTGCGGAACGCGCCCTCGACGGTATTACCCGCTTCAAGCGCCGCGCCGCCCATGCCACGCTCCATAGCGTTCTGGAACGTCGCGAAATCAATCTGCCCCTTAGAGACCATGTCGCTGATCTCTGCAGAGGTTTTGCCGAGTTCTTCCCCGAGGAGCTGCAGGACTGGAACGCCGCGGGAAAGCAGCTGCATCATGTCGTCGCCCTGCAGTTTGCCGCGGGCTGCGACGGAGTTGAAAATCTGGCCCATCTCACCCATCGACGCGCCCGCGATGGTGGCGGTGTCGCCAACGACTTTCAGGGTGCGCTCGAGTTCCTGGCCAGGTTTAATACCGGCTGCGACAGCGCCTGCGGCAGCGGTGGCTGCTTCTTCAAGCCCAAAGCTGGTGCCCTTGACCGACGCCAGCGCGTTGTCCATGATGGACCCCACAGACGACGCAGAATGGCCGAGGCCGCGGAGCTTGGCTTCCGCCTGCTCGATACCGTTCAACCGGCCAACGCCCTTGGTAAGCCCGGCGCCAAGCGCCGCACCGGCTGCCACACCGACACCGACAGCGGACTTCTTCAGGGCACTGCCCATGCCGGAGGAGAGTTTCTGGCCCATCGATTCGCCCGACTTCGACGCGGACTTTTCTGCCCCACCCATCGCCTTGTTGATACCCGGGGCGATTTTGCTGGTCTCCGGGATGATGGAGATATAGGCAGCTGCGATTTCGACGGCCATGGCGTCCTCCTAGGGCTTGTTTTGCCGCTGGAGTTTCCTCCGGCGTGCGAGTTCGGCGCGGGTATTTTGCAGTTCGGCAGCATTCTTTGGGCCATTCCTGGCGCGTCGTTGCCGCTCGACAGCTTCTTTCAGCTGGTCGATAACTGGGCGTGGCTTCGGCGCGGTCTTCCTACGCGCTCGTTGCCAGTTCGCCCATGCCAGCGTGTCGATGGTGTTCATCAACAGCTGGTTTTTCGGCGCCTTGTACTCCGCTAGCGGGTCATCAAGACGCCTTACCGCGCTGCCTTCCGGCGCCCATGCGAGAAACGCTTTCAGCTCAGCCCACGACAATGCTGGGCTTCCGAGCTGGTGAATAGAGCGCCCTTTCTCAATGAGGTCGTAGGTCAGCGCGGTTTTAAACCCTGGTCGGTGTAGAAGCCCGGCCAGGACTAGGATTCCCCCAGCGGGACATCAGTGAGTCGATTCCACTCATTCCACAGCTGGACCTTTTCACCGAAAACGAGGTTGTCAACGAACCACTTGGCGTCGTCGATGCCCAGCTCGGTGATGAAGAAGTCGAACGCTTCGCTGACTGGTCGGCGGCCGTCTTCCAGGAGCTTGTCGTCCGGGTTGTCCTTAAACCACTTAGCGAACGTCGCGTAGGTCTCATCGTCGATGAACTCCATGCGCGGCACAGAGAACGTCTTCGACTTGCCGTCCTTGGTCGGGATTTCACACGTGAATTGAGTACGGACGTCCCATGCTGGTACGAATTCGAAAGCCATGAGGGGTCTCCTTAATAAGAGTTAGGAAAAATTTGGAGGGGTTACATGAGGGGTTGGTGGGGTCACCCCAGGCCGTCGTCAGCTGAACCCCTCATGAAAAGCTGACGACACACAGTGGCCTGGGGTGAGAGCGACGGTTAGGACTCCGTCGGGTTGATCTTGAGGGTGAGGGTGCGCTGCGCGGTGGCGCCAGCACCGTCGGCGACACGGACAGTGAAGGACTCCTCACCGGAGCCGGTCGGGGTTCCCGAGAGCTTGCCGTTCTCAGCGAGAGTCAGGCCTGCCGGCAGGGCGCCGACTGCGGTGAACTTGTAGTTACCGTCACCGCCGGATGCCTGCAGGGTGGCGGTGTACGACTTGCCCTGGGTTGCCGGGGAAATCACAGCGGTGGTGATGCCGAACTGTGCTACCTCTCCGTCGGCGGTGCTGATCGAGTAGTACTCGTACATCACGTTGCCGTCGGCATCTGGGAAGCACTTGGTGGTGACCTCGTACATCACGATGTCCTGGTGAGTGTTCTGAATGTCGCCCAGGTTGACGACCTGGCCAATCGGGATGACCTGGCGCTTGGTGCCCTGGTCGGTCAGGTGCTCAGCAACAAAGACGGAGCGCGGCAGCTTCTTCTTGTTGTGTAGAACCTTGAAGCCCTCGCTTGTCTCCTGGACGTTGTCATCGCCGAAGACGGTCTTGAGTACGTCGATGTTGGCGGACTCGTAGAGCGTGGCGGTGAGCTCCTGGCCGTAGTCGGTCTGCAGGGTGTAGGCGATGTCGCCGCCGTAGGACTTCTTGTCCTCGGTATCACGGGTGATGGCCTGGGTCAGGCCGTCCTCGCCGACGATGCCGAGATCAGCGAATGCTGGGTCAAGCTCGGACATGGTGTCTTCCGGCAGGGCGGTGTTCAGCGGTGCGCGGAACAGCACACCGTTCTTGCCGGGGTTGGTTGACGTGATGTTGTTGACGTTTGCCATTTTTGCCTCCTTGGGGCATGAGAAAAGCCCCACGCGACGCGCAGGGCTTTAGTTGGTTACTGGTTAGTCAGCAGCGATATGAGGAGCTGGCCGGAATACTGAAACCTCACCAGGTTTTCCCGGTCGGGGTCGAGGAACCGCTGTGGCGCAGCGTATTCCCGCCACCCGCGCAGCCTGTGGCCGGAAAGGCGCATGCCCTTCCATGACTCATCGCGGAGCGCCTGGCGAATCAGCCCGGCGAGCTGCTCGGCTTCGTATTCCGTTTCTGCATAGACCTGGACCGACATCGTTGCCGCATCGGTGATGCGGTTCGGTGTCGCTCCTCCAACCCGCGTGACCACGACATGCGGGAACTTCGGCTGCCGCGGGTACCGAGTGCTCACTCGAATACCGCCGCAGATTCGGTGCAGCAGGTCGATAAACGCTTTTTGGGCTTGTGGGTCAGCTTCCCGCATGGATGTTCCTCAATAACGTGTTGTTCTTCGCGTTATCGCGAGCAGCTTTGTAGTTAGTCGTGATGACCGATGCGCGGTGACGAGACTTGCCCTCATAGGGGCTGGATTCGTACCCGTCGCCGCAGGCGTCAGCGATACGCGCGGCACGTGAGTCAACCTCTGCCGCCACTGCGGGCAGGCGACGAATCTCCTCAAATGCCTTGATGTTGTACTTGATTTTCATCTAGCCCTCCATTCGCTTACAGCGGCACTCGACCAGCCCCGGCGAAAACCACGGGTTGGAGTCCCAATTCCCCGGCGGTGCGGTCAGCTCGTAGACCATTCCGTCGACCTCGATGCGGTCACGGTCGGTGATGCCAGCTTCCACAGGGGCGTAGACCACCGCATCAAACTCCGCGGCCTCAGGGTGCGACGCGGTTACTGCCGGTGTGCCACCTTTTTGCACCGCAAACACCATGACCTTGTCCTTGGTGTAGCGATGAAGAGGGTTGCCATACGGGTCTTCTGCCCCGTCTTCATGGCGGTGCACCGTCACAGGAATCGTGCAGGGAAATACGTCAGCTACCATCCGGTTGCCTCCATACTCACTGCACGGTCAGCGCTGAAATCCTGCAACGCGGATTCCAGCATCTGCCGTTCTTGGCCGGAAAGGAACAAGTCTCCGTCCGGATTCCGCCACGACGTGGACTGCGAGAACGACCCCGCAGTGGCTTGCTGCTGTGTGATACCGCCTCGGTCAGTGGCGGCCAGCGCTCGCTTCGCCATAGACACCGACACCAGCGCGAGAACCTTACGCAGATTCTCGTCCGGGGTAGCCGGGATTTGCGGGTAGCTCGCCCGCAGCCATGCTTCCGCGTCGTCTAGGACAGCCTCGATGGCGTCATCTGTAACCGAGGCGGGGGCGGTCTGCCACCGCAGGCGAACATCCCTAAAGGTGGCAAACATAAGCTACCCCGCAGACAGGCCGTTGAGCTTCACCATGGCCAGCGGGTCGGTGACACCGAATGCGACGGTCGCCCAGGTCTGGGACCAGGTCGTCTGAGTCGCGGCGTCACGCCACGTCTCGGTCGAGATTGGGGACTCGACACCCATGACGCCGACCATGCCAGACTGCAGCACCAGACCCTCGCCCTTCTTCATGGCGTTGGTGGAGTGCAGAGTCAGGCCGAAAGTGCCCAGCATCTCCTGGTAGTTGGCGACACCGAGCAGCAGCTTCAGGTTCTTAGCGTCAACCGGGTTGAGCACCAGAGTGTCAGCACTGTAGCCGAGGTCAGTCTGCTCGATAGCAAGCTGAGCGTCCAGCAGGTTGCTGATGACTTCGCCCTCGCCGGTCTTCGCGGTCTTCGCGGTTGCTGCGACCTCGGCGGCCTTATCCCAGCCACCAGATGTCACGCTCAGGGTGCCATCAATCTTGTCGATTGCCTCTGTTAGAGCCGAAATACCGCGCTCGTCCAGATCCTTCACCATGGTGTTGGAGACCTGGGAAATCTTGCGCTGCAGCAGCATCGCATCATTGCGGATACGTGCCTCATCGGTGACACCGAACTTGCCACCGGTCTTCTGGACACGAGCGACAACCGGCTCACCATCCGGGGTGTGCAGCACCGGGAACTCAGAGCCCGGCGCGACAATGCCTGGCTTGTCGGTTGCGGTCGGCGTGTTCTTGACCAGCTGGTCGAACAGCAGCGCGCCGCCGGTGGTGGTGACGTTGCCGAAAATGACCTTCGACAGGAGGTCTCGCTCAACCAGCTGTGCCGCATAGTTGTCGATGCGGGTTGGCTCGTTGAGCATCATGTCGATGGTGATAGCCCCGTTTTCAACGTTGGGGCCGGAAAGCGGGAACATTGGGTCACGTGCCATTGTGTTTCCTCCTTAGTTCAGGGCGACCGTTACAGTGCCGTTAGCGGCCTTGGTGACAGCGATGCCGGCGACGGGGCCGTCGGTTGCCTTCTTCGCCTTGCCGCCAGCGGCTGTGGAGATCTTGTCTCCTGCGGCGATAGCGCCGGAGGCGACCAGCTCGTAGACACCGAGGCGGTAGATGGTGAAGTGTTCGCCGTTCTTGGCGTCGTGTGCTGCGACACCGAACGCATCTGCGTCGGCGGTAGCTGCCTTGACGACGGGGTTACGCCCTTCCATGTCGGCGGCGATGATGACGAAGGTGCCCTGGGCAATGTCGCCCTGGGCCTTGCCGGTGATGTTGGTTGCTGGGGTGAAATGCATCGGCGTGGAAGCCATTGCGTCCTCCAATCAGGTTGAAATGGAAAATGGCCAGCCGGGTTTAGACTGGCCATCCTGCAGGGAATGCGTTTGGTGGAGTTTCCGGCTCCGAACGAACTGCGGCACCGAGCTGCTCCACCGGCGTGTTTGACGGCGGTCGGGTCTGCTCCTTCTGCATCGCTGCGAGCCGCTTGGCGCGGTCTTCGATTTCTTCTGGGCTGCCTGAGCCTAGAAGGTCGTGGTTTTCCTCGGCGATGCCGTAGCGGGCTGCCAGACGAAGGCGGGTGTTTTCGGCCTCCAGGGCCTTGATTGCGTCTTCTTGGCTGGCTAGGCGCTCGGTGGCCTTTTGCAGTTCCGTCTTTTCTGCTTCCTGCTGTGTGCGCCAGCTCTCCGCGTCCGCGCGCAGTTCGTTGCGTTCGGTGCGGTAGCGTGCTGCTTCGCGTCGTGCTTCCTCGAGTTCCTTGCGGAAGTGCTCTGGCACGGGCTGCGCACCAGTATTGGCCGGTTCCTCCTGGGCTCCGGTGTGCGCCACCTGCTCGGCGCTAGTTTCGGTGGCGGCGAGTTCCTCAGACACGATTTACCTCCTGGGTGAATCTGTTTTCGGGCATAAGAAAACCCCGCCACCACCGATGTGGTGCGGGGCAGTGCCATGGCGGGGACTCGCACCCCGCGAATGTGGCTCCTACATGGCTTTATTCATTGAATAATGACTATTCGGTTATTTCGACTGCATGGGAGATGAAAGCATCAATCTCGGAGGAATCTTGGTGAGTTTTCTTTGAGCACAATCCTTCCGGAGTTACGAGATACGCAGGGCTCCCCTCAGGCTCGTTCTCTGCTGGCCCTATCATCCAATGATTGTTGAACCGGTATGCAGAATTTGCGAACTGGGTTACTCGCTTTCCAGTCGCTGCAGCCACTGTTTCCCGCAAATCGGCAATGCTTTCAATCATTCTTACTCCTCCCTTACAATCTTAACTGTGTCAGGCGTGGGGCGAAACCCCTGCATGTTGACCCAACGGAAGCTTCCCGCAGCGCCCTTCTCAATGTCATACTCGAATCCCTCAACAGCTTGCTGAGGATCGACAATAATCAGGCCGTTTTCGGTCTTTTTCCAACCTGTTACGTGAGCAGTCATTCTGCCCCTATATCTGATTAGACCGAAACTTCCCTCCGGCATTTTCTCAAGTTCGCCTCGAGCCTTCTCCCAATCTAGTCCACCTGTTTCACGATCTGAGCCGGTCCATTGCGGTGGTTTTCCTCGGTCATCACGCCACGTCTTAGAAGAGGCCTCAGCATCGACTGATGGTTGGCCGGGAATTGCCGATACATCGTACCCTTGCATGCGCATCAGCCAGGCATTTGCGCTGCGGATGCAGTTGTCTGCATCACCAGTAGGGTTAGCCCCTGTGAGTGCTGTTTTGACCGTTCGCTTAGAACCTTTCCGGGACACGCCTGGAAGTTTCGGTGGTGCTGCACCTCGCTCAGCGTCCACAGTGAAAATGCTCTTGATGTAGCTACCGCCGCCATTCTCGCTGACGTGGCTCTGCCACCTCTTCCACTGATTATTCGCAGGTCTCCCATCTTCCCATGTAGCTTCTCGCCATGCTGCTTCCAGGCGGCGGTATTCCTCCTCTCCCTCCCACGGCTGCCCCTCAATAACAAGAACCGCACGACAGTCGCACCCATCGTGATACCGGCGACCATCCGCCCGGCGCGTGGCGGTGTCTTCGGAGTAGACGGGGCCGCGTGAGGCGAGCATTGCGCAGAAGGCGCAGGATTCTTGTCCTGTGAGTACTCGGGCGTAGCCGATTCGGCGTCCGATTGGGCGTTTGGTTGTTGCGTTGCGGACTCTTCCGAGGTGTGCGGTGTCTGCGACCGCTTGTCGTCCGGCGTTGAGGGTATGGCGCATAAGAGTGCGGGTCAGACGCGCACTCATCTGCTCGATGACTCGCTGGTGATTGGGAAATGCAAAGGCCGGTACTGACTTCTTGATGAGTTCCTTTGTCTCATCGTCAACAAGCTCGAGGACGATGTTTGACGGCTCATCTCCGAACCCGGCAGCTCTAGCCAACGCGTCGTAGGTCGCGTGAGGGCCGTAGCCTTGGATACGTGCCGGGGCTACTTCTAAACCGAGCTGTGCCATGTCGCGCCCCATTTGCTCGACGTAGGCAAGATATGCCTCCTGCCGGTATTTCACAACGATGGGGTGCAACTCAACGGCGATGTCATAGACCGCGTCGGTATCCATGGGCACACCGAACTCATCAATCTTCGCTGCAACGTCGCGCTCTAGTCGGCGTTGGATATCACGGAGTTTCGCGTCCTGCGTTGGCATATATCTTCACCTCCTGCATGTCGATTGTTGTGATGTCACTACAGTTCGGTTTGCGGTTCCTGGCTACCGTCCAACTCGCCCACGTCGAATAATCCGCTTCCGCGGCCGGCTTGCGCTTCCCTAGCCCGCTTGACGCGCTCGTGCGTCCAGCCCGGAATATCCGACCACAGCTCATCTGCTGGTACACCAAGCATGGTGGCGAGTTTGCCGAGACCATCAACCGTCTGCGCGAACGAGCGAGCCGAGGTTTCCGCCCACTTGACCTCAGAAGCGAAGTCCCCGGCTTCCTCTTCATCACCAGCAATATGTGCACACAAGCGCAGCATCTGCTCATGCGACTCACCCAGCGACGTCTGAATCTCAGAAGCCTTACGATCCTTAGACGTCTCCAACGCCGCCAAACCGTCAGCAGAAATATTGGAAATCGCGTTCGCACCAAGCGACTGCGCGGGAACCTGGGCGACCGCAGCGAAGTCGCGCACGCTCGACTCACGCGCCTTGATGTACTGCGTCAAGTCCGTCTCATCGAACTGGCCGACCTTCACATCTTTGTTCGCAAACGTCCACGTGTCACTGATGGCTTGCCGCATTGCCTCATACTCCGACTTCGGCGCCCAGCCGGTGACATAACGCTGCTTGAATGCTGCCCAGTACTGTGCGACGCCCTGCTCGTAGTTAGTGCGGTCAATCCTGGCCGACAACGCGAGCAGGTGCTCAATGATGCCGTTGGTTTCTTCGCCGGCGGCCATCATGCGGTCCTGATACCGGACAATGGGCGTCACACCAACGTTGTGCTCCCTGTATTCGATGAACGGCAGGTTCTCCGGGGACAGGTAGTAGCGCTGCCGCCACGCCAACGGCTCCTCCGGGGCATTCTCGACGCCGAAGAAGTAAACACGCTCTTCGTCATAGAGGCACAGGTGACCGTTGTCGATGACCATCGCGATTATCGGGAATTCCGTCTGCGTAGCCGCCCCGGTATCCGGCCACGTCATTTCCTCCCCGTAGCGGGCAACCAGCCGGCGTGGTGAATGCACACCAATACGCGCCCCGTTAAGCGTCGACGGCAACACCGACGCATACGCAGTGCCATACTGCAGCGCCGCACGATGCAGACCAGTTTGACGCGCATCCATTCGGTTAGTCTGCCAATGGTGCCACGACCTGGCCTGCACCGAGCCTTCCGAGAAATAGTTCTCAACCTTGAGTGACTGACCATAGGTGTCCAGCACAAGCCCCAGAAACGGGGTCTGAGACATCTTCGCGATCTGCAGGTGCCGGTGGTAGTTCTTCCCCTGCGCCACATCCATACGACGCGCGGCTTCCGCATCTGACCACGGCTGTACCGCCCGGTTAATCTCATCGAAATGCTGTCGCTGCACCGAGTGGTCCTGCAAAAGAGCACGGATTGCGTCACGTGCCTGAGACTCATTCATAACGTGCCCTCCTAGTAGAAAAATGCCGTGTCATCGACCGGCTCTGCCTTAAGTGACGGGTCAGATTTGACCATGCGGTAGACCATGCGAGCGCCAATCATGCAGACCGCCGCGTCAATCTTCTTCTGCGATGCGCGGGACTCTTTCCGCACCGTCTCGCCATAACGGCCAAGATGCCGCTGAGCGTTGCGCACATGCTCACTCAGAAGCGGGTTGCCGTCGTGGGTGAAGGCATGCTGCACGATCTCGGCGGCCGCAAGCTCACACGCCTGCGTGAACGGAAAGTCCTTGCTGCGCATGTCCCAGGCAATCGGCTCCGGGTTGCGCGCCCCAGGTGTTGCCCACAGGCGCAGCTGGTCGCCGTAACGCTCCGGCCAATCCACCTTGACGAACGATTCCCACTCACGAACATCGGCGAAGAACGCCAGCACCTCGAAGCGGTCAAACGCCCGCTGCACACCCGCATCCACCGCCTCAACGTCAACAACGCCGTCCGGCGGCGGCGCCCACACACCAGCGGTGAAAACATGCCCATCGTCCATGCAACACCCAATCAGCGCAGTGTGGTCATTCGACAAGGAACCATCGAAAAACAGCACAACCTGCTCACCGTCAACGAGTTCACGGTCAGGCCTGGACATCTGCGCCCAGTCCTGCGGATCACACCACGAGTCCAGCGACGCAGTCGGCCAGTTCAAATACTTCCGCTTCGAATCATCAGGCCGCGCTTTCGGGTGCCAAATACGCGCCACAATCGCGTCCAAGTCAGCCCACGGGCAATCCTCATACACAAAAGCCAGCCCGGCGCGCAGGCTGGCTTCATCAGCAAGGTCAGTGTCTGGTGGGGCTTGGCGTGCGTCGTAGAGGATTTTGCGGTCGGATTTGGTGCGCCCGTCTTCCTGTAATGTCCAGGCTTCGAATGTTTCTTCCCCGGCTGAGCCGGTGCCTGGTTTCCAGGCGTTGAGTGTCTCCAGCATGCGGGAACCGGATTTCGCGAGGTTATCCAGCAGCGTGCGGTGTAGTTCATTGCCGCCGTTAGAGTTCGTCCAGTGCTCGAGCTCGTCGCCGATGATGAACGTTGCTTCCGCGCCTTCAGCGGATGCCGCCGAAGACGTGATAACTTCCAGCTTTCCTGCGGGTTCGACATTGATTTGTGTTTTTCCAGCGTCGATTTGGTAGTCGCGGTTGAGCTGGGGTGCGGCGCGCTTAGCAACCATGGCACGAACCATGCGCATAGTGTTTTCGGTCTGGTCCTGGGAGACCGCCGCGATCTGCACAAGCGGCATGGGCTGCTGCTTGCCGACACAGCCACCGAGAACGTTGTCGTCGAAATGGTCCAGCCGGACGGGCGCGAGCAGCTCAATCAGCGCCATGACGGCAGCGAATGGTGACTTACCGGAGCCCTTGGCCAGCCGACGGGCTGCGTGGTAGTAGACGAACCGGCCGTCATTGTCGACGGCGTAGAACCAGAGGATGAAGCGGGCTTGCTCGCGGGTGAATTGCCATCGTTGCCCGGCGCGGATGCCGTTGGGGTGGCGTAGGTATTTGGCTGCCCATGCGAGGGCGTTCCATCCGAGGGTGCGGGTGGGTATTCCTTCTGGGAGGGTTATGAGCCTGTCGGCGGCGGCGACCATGTAGGTATCACCACCTTTTCTTTATCCGGTTAGGTCGTTTTTGTATTTTTCCATCAGCAGGATTGCTGCTTGGGTGTTGTCGTCGATGTTCTTGGTCGCATCGGCGCGTTGCAGTTCGATGCGCAGTCGTCGGCGCGCTCCCTCTGTTGTTAGGAGGGAGTCCATCATGGAGTTGATTTGAGCGATGATTGCGGCGCGCACTGGCTCTGGTCTTTGCATCTCGTCGGACAGGATTGTGGCGCATAGGTGCGCTGCTGCCCAGTCGGATGGTTCAAAGAACACTGATTGGCCGGAATGCTTCAGGCTCCTGTACCAGCGTTTGGCGCTGATGTGCCAGCTGCGGTCTTCCGCTGGTGGCTTCACCGTTTCTGCACCAGCCACTTTCAGCGTTGTTGGGCCTTGCGGTTTATTGCGGCGTCGGCGTTGGTCTGACCGTTTGGGTACTGGACCCGGCATGGCCTACCTCCTCCCTGTTGTTTGTCTAGGAAGCTTTCCTGTCTGATTCATGTCCTCGATGGCGGCGACTGTCTTCGTTAATGCAACCAGTTCGCCTGCGGACCACACTGTGGCGGTAGTGCGGATGAACCGTTCGGCGGAGTAGACCTCTACTCGTCCGTAATTGCGCCCTTTGCCTTCCGGTAGGAGCCCGAAGATGTGGAGTCCTTTGCCGGAGATTGAGCGCTCAATGAATGCGCCCGGCGCGGCGTCGACGATCCGGCGTGCCCATTGTTGGAGTTGCCCGTTGCTGAAGCAGTTGTCTAGGTCGATGCATGCGAATCCGCCACCGAGCATGAACCCGTGCGGCTTCTTTTTGACGTCGCGGAACTGTGTCCATGTTTCTGGCTTGGTTGACGATGCTGGCTTGCCGTTGGTCTGCATGGGGCGCTTGCCGTCGGCGGCAACCCAGCGTCGTGCGTTGGTCATTTCCTGCGGGTAGCGGTTGCGCTGGCGGGCACGGTACGCCTTTTGCCGGCACGCATTCGAGCAGTATGTCCGAATTCGGCCGGGCGCCTGCAACGGAAGCGTTGCACCGCAGACTTCGCAACCTTTGTTCATACTTCGATTTTATCAGAAAACGTTACGTTTCACTGCTTTGACCTGGACTTATGTCCGCCAATTAAAGACGGTCGCACAGGCCAAGAAATAAGGCATCGGAGTTAGCGCTGCGCCAGTTTTAAACCCGCAGGTCAGCAAAGCGCGCCAGCGTTCAATCTAGCTCGTTTTCCAGCCTGACCAGCGCGAATGATGGAACCCGTACACAAATTTAAAGGCAATGCCCTCCGCCCTGGCCAGCCCCTCGAAGCGAGGGTCCTCCCCCACCCCTCACAGTAGACCTGGGTGGGGCTTTGTCCAGACGGGCTGGCGGCGTCGCTGCCTGGCCCGGGCTGCTTCCCCTGCGGTCTTTTCTCTGTGACACGACGAGCAGATAGCCCGAAGGTTTTCTAACTCATCATTGCCACCTTCGAAGACCGGCACCACATGGTCCACCTCGTTGGCAATAACAGCGCAGCCATGCAGCCGCGCTTGGCATTCGAAGTGATCGCGCACCATCACCTGCTCAGCTAACGCTTTCGGTACGCCCCGGGATCTGGGACCCCGGGAGTTCGACTTCCACCCTGGCATATCTGACACCTCCTGGGAGCAAGTGGCAGCTGGGGTGGCTACCGACTGACCTCTAGGAATTACTGGAGGGGTGTTGCCGTCCAGGTGAAACTCCGCAATTGTCTACCGCGACCCATCGTTGCCATCAGCGAAACTAGCGTTAGCCAATCGCTAATGGTTGACGTAAAGCAAAAGCTCTCAAACCATAATCTCAATTGAGATGGTTTAAGAGCATGCGCTTCAGTCAAGCGTAGCTTAGCACACGGACTGTAAACCGCAGGTCACGAAGTTCTACCCTGTCGACCGCGTGTCGTCGCCACACTGATGTGCTGCGACTGCGCGCATGCAGTCTGCAATGTCGAAGAGTTCCACGCCTTCATCACTCAGCGTCGTTGCAAGCTCACCTTGCTTCGCCCACTTCCTCAACGACGTGTGACTGACACGCACACCAAGCACTGCAAGCGCGTCGGCAACCTGACGCGCAGAACCCTGCTGCGGAACCTCCCGCCGCGCCACCGGCTCAGGTGGACTCACCCTATCGCCTATCACCCGCCGATGATGCTCAACCTCGACGAGCACACCATCAGCCCACGAACGCTCCGCGACATCATGCACACGATCATGAAGCCACCGAGCCACGTGCTCAAGGCGCCTGCTGGTTGGTGGCCGACACTGCACCTCGTAGGCCAGCGCCTGCGCCCAGTCCCACAGACACAACTCCGCCGCGTGCTCCACATCCAGCAAGTACACCGGCAGCGGCGGGCGAGACCCCCGGGCACTCGGGGGACGGCCCCCATTGACCCCGGAGGCAGGCGGCGAGGGGACCATCATCTCAGCGAGGGCGGGGGCCATAGATTCAATCGCGGACAATGCACGACCAAGCTGCTCAACCTGGTCTGGCGACAACGGTGGCATAAGGCTCCAATCAACAAGCCACAACAAAAAAGAACTAGAGAACCAACAAAGGTAAGGGGGGTGGAACGAAAGAGGGGGGGG